CCCACCTTGTCAAAACTCTTCAGAGCTTCAACAGTGCGATCAAACTCCTGATCCGTTAGGCCGGTCATGCCCTTGTGCTTGCGTAGCTTTTTGAGGTTGCCGGACTTGGCGAGAGCGACACCTCGCTTAACAGCAGAGTTACCTAGCGCCTCCTGCGTCATGCGGTGTGAGCCACTGGTTCCCGTGTACTTGTACAATCCCTGCGATGCCCAGCCGATCCATTTGCTAAGCTGGCTTTCTCCTGCGTTCATCAGCTCGCCAGCAAACTGATCGTCTGACACACCAAGCTCATTAGCTGACAGCCACTTCTGGTCTTTCTGACCCAGCTTTGGCATCAGCCCAGACTTAATCAGCCCCGGCAATGTCTGCGCCCACGCCTTCACGCCATTCTGGTAGATGGGAGCGGTGACAGTTTCAGCGAGGTTTAGTATTGCGTTGATAGGGTTGGCAAGTAGCGCAGTTGAAGCGGTCTTTCTGACCATTGCACCTACCGCATCACCACCAGTGCGGGAGTTAATGAACACCGATGACATTAGGTTGTCCATGTTCTCAGAGATTGCGGCGGCTTCTGCCCTTGTCCCGCCAGTGGCAAGCACCTCATCCTTCACAGACTTCTTGATGCTCTCCATTACATAGCCAAGACGAGACTGAGATTTGTCTTTCTTGACTATTTCATAGAACCCTTCGCCAATCGGATTGCCGTTAACATCAACAAGCGGGCCATCTAGTTTGTTTCCAAACGTAACACCTGCCTGCTCAAATCTATCCATCGCGCTAATAGCGTCAGTAATGTCATTGCGGAACTCCCTCAGCGCCTCAGATGGCGGCTTGAGGTTGTCAAGGTTGCCCACCTCGGTGCCGTCTTCTCGCTGATAGCCAGTAGCCTGCTTACCATTGCCCTTGGTAGCGCGAGGCGCGTAAAGCTCTTCACCGATTGGCCCTTTACCCCAATCAGAGAAGCGAGTATTGCCAAGCTCAATGGCGTCTTCCAGCTCTGCTTTGTACAGGTCGATAGCGTTTACATCAGCCTCATCGCGGGCCATACGGTAAACGTCATCCCACTCCACCGCTCGCTTCTCTGTCAGGCCAAGCAAGCCCCGAGCATTGCCAACCGGAATCTTGCCAAGGTTTGCAATAGCGAGCTTGATACCCCGATTATCTTCCAGCAACTTGTAGACAGCTTCATTGTCTTTGTACAGGCGGTCAGTGTGGGCGCGGGATGTTCGCATCGCGACATCTGCATCCTCAATCAACCGCGTGGGCCTTTCCCCTACATACGAATACCCCCAGTTGCGAGCGTTTAAACTGACAGCCTTGGTTGTATCTGCAAATTTATTTGTGCCTAGCGTGTTGTCTATTTCGACATCATCATAAGATTCGTACTTACGCTCACGCGCACTTGAGCTAACATCCTTCACACCAGACTTGCGAGTGACAGCGCCCTTAACCTTGTAGCCTTTATCACCGCCAATGGCCTGACCAACACCAACAGTCTCGCTTTCGGCCTTCTTGATTGCCTCTAGCTCATCAGCCCCTTTCGTCAAGTAACGGCCCACGCCAAAGCCAAGAGCGCCACCAAAGGCCGCACCCATTGCCGCAGTATCTTTCCTCTCCTCATCCCTGCCAGAAGCGTAGCCATAGGCCGCACCCTCTGCTGAGGTTGCCATACCCATCTTCACAGCCCTGCTCATGCGTGAGCCTGTCTGAGCCACCTTCACCGCAGTAGCGCCAGGGATTAAGAGGGACGCCCCAATGCCAGCACCAGTAATCAGCTTGGATGCAGTGGGGTTGTTGCGCTCAAAGTAATCAAGGTCGCGGCGGGATTGGTCTATACCCTCGTTGACCGTTGCCGCATCGCCAGAGAGCTTTCGTATAAGACCATCAAGCTCATCACCGACACCAAGACCAGATTCAAGCAAGTCAACAAAGCCAGAGCGAATGCCGCTGTAGCCTTCGGTCTTAGGGCTTCTTCGGCTACCGCCATTCCTTGACGAAAATGTCCCCACGTTATCTTCCTAGCCTTCTGTAGCCTGGATAAATGTAATCCTCTGAAACTGGTTGCTGGCGCAACGGCTGACCAGGATATGGGTATTCTCCCGAGGGTACTTGCGACTCACGCGCGTCTCTTAGCTTAGAGTCTTGAGTACCCAGCGGCCCAAGGGACGGGCTGAGTTTGGCCCGCTGTCGATCTACGATTGACGGGCCTTCGGGCCGTGGCTGTGTAGCCATTGTCTGAGAGCGCCTTTGCAGGAAGCCTTGGTAGCGCGCGTCAATAGTTTCTACCGCCCTATCCAGCCACCGGAAACCTGGCTCCCGCCGATATGGGTTAGCCGCAACCTCTGCGGGAGAGGCAGTCTGCGCGTCCTGATTTTCTAAGTCAGCCCACATATCATTGTATATCTGTTCGGCGTTATCAGCGTACTGCTTGGGTAGCTCTTTCTTCAGGAAGCTCACAACGTCTTCCTTTCTGTACCCTTGAGAAACCAAATCATAAGTGGCCCTCATAACAGCAAGATCGTGATCTTCACCGTAGTCACCATTCTTTAACTTCTCATCTAAAAGTTTTTTATCACCAGCATCTAGCTCTTGCGGGGCTTCCATCCCTGCGGCTATCGCAGTTCTATAGCGATAATCATTAAGCTGATCCTCCAATTCGATTTGCGCTTCTGCTATCTCATCTTCACTTGGATTTGTGCCATGCCTTAGCTCAGCAAGCTCAACAGCATCTGCAAGGCTAACTTGAGTTTGCATTGCTTTTTCGTGAGCAACTACTGCCCTCTCTGTGCGCTGTCGCTCAACACCAGCCTGCGCCGCAAGCTCGTTGTTAAGCATTTGATCTATCTGGGTTCTGGCTTTTTCGTATGCGGAGATGGCGCTGTCTTTGTACTCTGACCCACCAGCAATGGCGTTAGATGCCCCAGCCAGAAGATTCCTGGCGCGCTTCTTCTGTCCATCTGTCAGCGTAGACTCCTCAATCTCCTGCAAGTCCCGCTCAATTCGGCTGGGCAATTGCTCAACCCTGAATGACTTATCTCTAACCTCGGCCAGCCTCTCAGCCTGCTCAAGCATCTGACCCTTAATGCCAACAATCTGCGGAGCAAACTGAGGGTACTTATCCTCAATCGCCTCAAGTTCGTCTACGTTCGTGCCTGCCGCTGACATCTCAGCAATGATTGCAGGAGATTGCGCCTTCCACATGGCGTCCATCTTCTTGTTGTTCAGCTCCATGAGCTTGAGCTTGTTACCTTCGTAAGCCTCCTCGACTCCTGGCTGGTCAAGAAGTCGTGACCTTGCCGCCTCAAAGTTTGCTTTCTTAACGGCATAATCTGGATCGCCTGGATTCAGCGCGGCAATGTTCTGATCCATCTTGGCTACCCCCTGAGCAATAGCCTGAACATTCTTTGCCTCAAAGTCGGGACGCCGTGACTGAAGAGCGGATATCTCTCTTTGTATTGCTTCAACTGCCCTTGGATTCTTCTGAATTTCTGGGTCAGAAAGCCTTTTGTTTAGTACGGCAATTGTGGCATCAGCGCCACCAAGGTCGCCTTCAGCACCAAGACTCTGACCAACTGAGCTGGTCTGAGTCGCCTCAGCCATAGTCTTACCAAGAGCCGCGTCCTTTGCCTCCTGCACCTCCTTCTCTTTTTGGCGATAGCCAAGCACCATGTATTGCTTAGCTTCCTCATCATAGCCATTGCGCCTAGCCCAATCTGCATAACTAAGCAGGCTAGCAGAGTCATCCATGTCAGCTTTAGGAGCCATTGTCCTGCGGAGCGTGTCAATGTACTGATTCCCCGGCCCACCCATCTCACCAATGGTGTTGCCAATGCTAGTCAGCATCCCAGATAAGTTACTTGCTTGTGATCGCCCAACCATTAGTTATTCTCCGAAAAGAGTTCCAAACAATCCGCCCAGCGAACCAAGCATCCCGCCAATACCTGACTGACTGCCCTCGGCATTAGAGCTACCACCAAGGTTATCTAGGATTGAGTCATACAGGTTGCCCATCAACTCACTAGACACCTTCTGAGCGTTGACGTTGGCGTTAGTGCCACCCAACAACATCTGAGCCAGATAGTCCTGACCAGTAAGCTGACCCTGCTGAGCCATTGCCCCTGTGCCTTGACCCATACCCAAAAGCTCCATCTGCATTTGCATTGGCAGATAAGACAGCTTCTGGCGATCCATGCCAAGCTGAGCCTGAAGCTGACCAAGCTGACCCATCATCCCCATCCTGTCATTCGCATTGGCATTGGCCGCATTACCTAGCTGACCAAACTGAGCGGCGCTATTAGCCAGCGCATTCTCTCTGTCAGCCATATTGCTGTACTTCTGATTGCCTATCTGCGCCTGCTGACCAGAAGCATTAAGCAAGTTAGTCATCTGGTTACTCATGTTGGCATAGTTCTGATTACCCAACTGTCCATACTGACTAGCCATTTGACCAAACATAGACCGCTCAGAGTCGGCCTGTTGCATAGCATTTAAAGCGGCTTGGTTACTGGCTTCAGCCCTGGCTTTAGCCATCGCCGCATCCTCAGCAGTACCGCCATAAGCACTACCCCTGATTCCACCTCGGCCCATTGCATATTCTTGAGCCTGCTGTGCCGCCTGTTGACGATCAAGCTCTGGATTCTGAATAGCCATAAGCTGGTCAAATATCTCTGACTGCCTCTGAGACGGATCAGCCATTGAGCGAGCGGCGGCATCCTGCGCTGTCTGACCAGCCCATCCTTGATCGGGCGACATCCCCAAAGACTGTTGCCAAAGATGACCCGCCCTGTTGCCATAAACACCAGCATTAGGATCAACACGACGAGAGTTCATTAGCTGACCTTGCCCTTGATGATTCCAGTCTGTGTTTGTCTGACCGCCCGTCTGATTGAACGCGTTTGAAATATTTTTTAAGCCATTGCCTGTCGCCGTGTTCCCGGTTTGCCACATTCCCATGTCGCGACCAATACCGAGATTGATAGAGCCGTCAGGACTTACGGTAGTGTCAATTGCGTTTTCGCCTGTGCCAGACGTAACACCGTATCCCTGAAACTGTGAGCCGGTATTTAATTCTTGACCCATGTTCTCAAGGTGCTGTTGAACGGCATAGCCCATGTCACGCACGTCACTAGCATTGTCTAAAGCGCCAGCAATACTGCCTAGCCCGGCAAGACCACCAGCGTGATCGCTAAGCCACCCGCCAAAACCCGTAAGGAAATCTCCAAAGCTGTTGGTCGGCGTTTCTGCCGGCTCCACTCCATTCCAAGCCTTGCTATCTGCAACCTTTGGACCAGCAGTTGCGTACATTAAATTAGGGTCTTGCGGCATCGGCGTTGACGTAGTTGGCTTCATAAGCGTCGGCATGCCTTGTCCAACTAAAGCAGGGTTCATCATTCTCATGCGGCTATCCTCCCGATAGCATAATTCACAGCTATTTCATGCAATGCAAAAAAGTCACCGTTTACTTCTATCTCTAATCCAACTCTCATGTGCGTACCAGCACCTCTAGTGTTGACCTTGTATCTAAAGTAAAGCCCCTCTCCAAGGCCGTAACGCCCCACGCTGTATCTGTCTACATTCCACTTAGATCCGCCCTTAACGCGAATGTTAAACTCCTCGCTGAAGTCCATGAACTGACCATATCCATAAGTGGAAACGCCCACGGCAGGAATGCTGTTTGCGTAAACAATGTAATAAAACGACTTAGGAATAACGTTCTGCATAGAGGACTGGGTTAGATTTAAGGCCGTGCTTTCATAGCGCATCACATAAGGGTCTTCCTCTAAATAACCCTTGTAACGCAACAAGCCTCTATCCTGCTTTCCACCCAGAAAAGTTACACAGTCATCAACCGCCGCCGCAGACTTCATGCAGTAAAAGAAACATCCTGACCATGTTGTAGCTTTCCAGCCACCAGTAACAGATGGACTGTTAGTCGAGAACACATAGCTCAGCGACTGGCTTTTAAATAAAACAATGACGTTGGCTTTGTCAGGCTGGTATTCAAGCTGAACCCCAGCATCTTCATTCTTTGCAACAGCCATTAGCTCCCGTTCTATTACGTCTCTAAACATCTTACGGACATTAAAAGATGGCTCAGACATCGGGTTTGACTTTTCCTGCACAACCCTGCCCATAGACCTAAGCCCAGAACGATCTACAAAAACAACATCATTACCAGTATTCGTAATGGCATGTTTATCAACTAAGCCAACATTTGGTATCGCGTCCTGAAGATAGATGCCGCCTGAAGAGGCAGGGTCACCACGATTTGCGTTAGCAAAAACAAGAGTAGAGTTATTGCCAAACACAAACAGAAAGCCATTGTGAGCGGCAATGCCAACAATCCTATCAACCTCAACGGGCCAGTACTCCTGAACATTGATGATCCCTGCGTCATTAAAGTTAAACGTAGGATCATTCCCATCTGGAGCCGACCTTCCGTCATACCAGCTAAGCTCATCTAGCAAAGAGCAGTAATGAATCTCCTGGTAATTTTCATCAACGCCTGAAACCCAAAGCCGTCCATAAGCAGAGCAAGCTATATCACCGTCTATCTTACGGTTAGTGATATCGCCATCTGAATAAATTGGGCCTTGATAATTTGGGTTGGCAGTAATGTCCTCCCACTCATCAAGAGGATCTGTTTTCCTAATTACCGGCTTTCCTTTGCAGAAGAAAAAGAGATCATCTTTAAAGTTAACAAAGACCCCATCATCCATTTCAGGCACATCGCTATAAGGCGTTAACTCTAGATCTAAGGCGTTTGTATCAGGGTTATAACGATAAATGTCTCGCTCATCGCCAACTCTAATGACGCACATGGGGTAAGGAACTGCCGCCTCCCTACTGTATTGGCCGTGGTAGTAAACGCCCATCTGCATAATGTCTTGAGTTCCAGACCTCTTCAGAATTGACGGCTTAGCAAATGAGGCAAACGCCTCCCTGCTTTGTATCCGCCCTATCCTGTCAATCACTACATTGTCAGCAACGATTGCAAATCGAGGATCAGAAACAGAAGACCCTAGCTCGGTGTTAAGCCCCTCCAGACCGGGGCTTGGGATAGTGCTTTGCGTTACTTGTTGAGCCATTACACAACCGCCCAAGTATGCTCAGTGGGTGAAAGATTGGCGTCTAAGGCAATAGCGTCAGAAATATATTGCTGAGCCATGCCAAACAATTCCTGTGCAGTCTGGCCTCCAACCTCGCCCCTTTCCCTAGCCGCCAATGCTAGGGCGTAATAAAGGACCGGTTGGCTTGGTATAGATAAAGGCTCGTGATCCTGAGACAGATCAGGCAGCACCCTGTGGCCCAATACCTGAAGGGCATATTCCTTGTTTGGGAATGGATCTAATCGTAAGGAGATATTTCCTTCATCATCAGAGCCGTCAAAAGCATAACGATAAGGGTGGCCTTCCTGCTGTCTTCCGTGCATTAGGGTCTTAAGATCCCATTGATGGATATGAGTGCCATCAATTGAAACTTTAGAAATCCTGCATCCGCCGCTCGTGTTGTCCAATATGTAGCTTGGCTGACCCTGGACGGTTTCAATCTCCCAGAACTCTCGTGTGGCGTTCCATGAGTAGGCCATCTCAACATGACGCTTGGCATCATTCACAAGGCTCTTGACCACGTTTACTACCGGGTCTTCATTAACCATTACAGTAGGAGCCAAGGTCTCTCTCAGCCTTGCCAGTACGCCATTTACCAATTCTAAATATGTCATGTCTGCCTATTTCCTAAACAGTTCATCAAACAGTCTTGCGCCTATAGTCGGCTCAGGCGGAGGCTTGTAATTAAACTTCTTGAACTGATGGCCCTGCAACAACGGACCCCATGTAGGCCGAGTCCTGTCACCAGTGCCGCCTAAACCAGCAAGCATCCCGTTGCCTAAGCCGCTTCCGTCACCATCACCATCTCCGTCACCATCTCCGTCGCCGTCACCGTCTCCGTCTCCGTCGCCGTCACCATTCCCTGTGCCAGTACCAGTGCCAGTACCAGATCCATCGCCGGAGCCTTCACCTTCATTTGTTCCTGTTCCGTCAGTAGTGCCGCCGCCAGTGTTATCGCCAGTGCCGGTATCGCCAGTGTTATCGCCAGTGTTGTCTCCGGTGTTATCGCCAGTGCCGGTATCGCCACCTCCGTCAGTACCGCCTGTCTCTGTGCCAGTCTCACCACCACCAGAATTGTCACCCGCGTTACCGCCGGTATCACCGCCGCTTGTATCTGTCCCGCCAGATCCGGTGCCGTCAGTGCCTCCAGTGTTGTCACCAGTATCCGTCCCGTCACCAGTGCCGCCGCCGGTATCTGTCCCGCCGCCTATATTCGGAATAGTGGGAGTTCCGGTTTCAGTCTCAGATCCCCCTGTTCCGCCGTCAGTGTTAGAGCCAGACCCTCCAAACTCACCGCCAGCACCAACAGCCCCAGACATATCCTCTTCTGAGATGTAATCGCCTTCCTGATAGTCTCCCTCTAAGACCCACCAGTCGCCATCCACATTATCTCGGACAAGCACACGGCCATCTGGCAACCGCTTGATAACCTCATACTGACCGCCAGACTGCTCGCCACCAGTCTCGCCGCCGCCATCAGTTCCGCTATTGCCGCTTCCATCCGTGTTGCCGCCGCCAGTATCTGTGCCGCCAGTTTCGCCACCGCCACCACCGCCACCGCCATCCTCATTATTGGAAGGGGGAGGCTCATAGTTGGGGATGTTGATAATTACGCCATCACTGCCATCAGTTCCGCCATGGTCATTCCAGACAGGCTCTGTGCCACCATCATCGTCATCGCCTAGTATTACGTCAGCGCCAATGTTTACTAAGTCCCCAATGGTGTCTGAAAGGAGACTGCCACTAGCGTTTGCGCCATTCTCCATGACGTACTGATATGCTTCTTGAAAGGTGTCAAAGGTGCCATTTTCAACCAAGCGATTAGAAACTCGCGCTATGAGATCGTCATCCCAAACAGTCTCAGTTGCAGACCCTAAAACCCCCTCTAGCTGACCAGCAACGACATCACCAAGGGCCGCTGTAGCGCCAGCCATAATTGCCTCTTGAAGACTTAAATCCCCAGTCTGCATCAATTGCATAGCAGAGTTAGATATTGCGCTAGCCGCCGCAGAGCCTGCAGTGCTACCTAAAGCTCCGGTCAAGGCAGGGCCAAGAGCCGCGGTCAGCATGGCACCGCCAGCCGCCCATGCCAGCTTGTTACCCCACTTATCGTTCTCTTTATTCTTTCGCACGAGGGAGTAGCCCGTGCCATTCCATACTAGCTCGTCACCGTCATCTTCATATATCGTGGTCTGAATGCCGTACTTCTCATACAGGCTGTTCTTGAAAGCCGTCGATTCAGCGAGTCGCCGATCTCTCTCCTCGTTAACAATTCGATCAATAATATCTCTATTTGGACCTCGCCCTAGACCACTGGCCTCCTCAAGAATCCCAAGGACTCTGTTTTCGTAAGTCCACTCGCCGTTAGCAATGGCGTGGTCTGACCGCTCACGGAGGTAAGCCTCGTATGTATCGAAATCACCAAATGTAGCCTGCAGATAACGATCGCCATCGTATACTGCGCGAATTTCAGACAGCGTACGCCACTCAGCATCAGCATTAAGGCCCGCTCTATTCCGGTGTTCGCTAGCGTAGTCAGCGCCGGTGTAGAGAAATAGCTCTTCGCCGTCATCGTTAATGAAGCGCCCGTTCTCGTCAGTGTCGTATAGATCCCACGGGCCTGCGTGACGGTTCTCCCAGTCCCAGCCTTTAGCCTCGTATTTTGACTTAAGCTGGTTTTCCAGTGCCGATCCCGGCAACCATGCCATCAGTTCCTCATATGTAGCATCAGGCGACAGGCGAGCAGGACGTTCTGTAGCTAGATCATTAGCCGCAGTGTTATCCAAAGGGCTTGCCTCTGCCATCAACGGATTAGCAAGCGCATTATCCAAAGAGCTTATCCTTCAGGTGCTGACCCACAACCTTTCGCATCTGCTCATTCTCAGGAGAAAACAGGCCATGAGGACTGTTGCCGTATCTGCTGGTCCTAAGCCCCTCAGTGTTAGTCATGCCCTGCGGCCCCCATGCAGAGCCAGATTGACCAACATTGTCGCCATTCCACCCCCCACTTTCTTGGCCTCCACCATCAGTGCCGCCGTTCATCGTGGTATTAGTGTGATCTTGATTATCCCAGTCAGCCCATGAACTACCGTCCATTTCGTACAGCGCACCCATAATCTGAGCGTTTGAATAACCATTGTTCAGCAAAGCGTTATATCGATTAGCTATCTCACTTGCCTTATTTGCTCTGTCTCCATTAAGGCCAAACTCCTGCTGAAAATAAGTGGTGTTACCGTTAGCAAGATCGTTAGCTATGCCGGGCAGTCGCGCATAAAAGAACTGATCCCCTCCAAGAAGACCCTTAAGCTCATCAAGAGTCCCGTCAGAATATTGGCCCCAGTTTGTTAGATTCTGTTGAAACTGAATCTTGTCTTGAAGCCATTGAGGAAGGTGAGAGTAATCCGACATCTTAGCCTCCGTTACATACTGGCGGGGTTGGCGAGAAGTCAGGCACTCCACAGTCAATAGTCTGAGGGTCACCATCCCCATCTACGGTATAGACGGTATCCCCAATAGTGAGGTTGTAAGCCAGACCTGTACCTTGTAGATAAGCCAGCAGATTAGGCAATGAAAACTCCTGCCCTTCATAAGTGACAGTTGAGTAATCATTGTTGGTTGTTGTTGAAGTTACTGGGTTGTAGCTGTCAGTGATTTGGTTGCTCGTCGCCGTAGTCGAGAAATCCTGCGTAAGAGTGCCTTCATCCGTAACCTGTAAATAGTCACCGCTAACCACAAGTCCACCTGCATTAGCCGCAGTTTGGCCCAAGCTCGCAACCGCCTCGACGATGTTACTATCCTGTATTGCGTCATTTATCTGCACCCTCGCCGCGTTGTCTGATTGAGTCCTAGCTACATTGGCGTTGATTGCGGCTATGCCCACACCTGATAGAACATTCATAGCAGGAGCGGCAAATACCTTTGCGTATTCAAGCCCCTCGTTACGAATAGGCTGGAGCGGCACTATAGGTGAATTACCACTCTCTGTTTGCGTACTAACGCCTTGAACCGCGAGCGCAACAGTAACAGCACTAGCCTGGTCCGGATTCGCCACGGCAACAGCCGCCAAAGCCTCATATAGCTTAGCCTTAGCATTTGCTTCAGCCGCCTTTTGCATTGCTTCAGCATCTTTCTGGACCCTCACTATTTCAATTTGCCCCTGCATGTGGGCGCTTCTTTCCTCAATGCTTGTGCAAGCTGTAAGAAAAAATGCGCTACCTATTGCTATAAGCCTGTTCATTGCCTTATCTCCTTACGAATACCACGACGCGCTTGCACCAGAGCCAACATCAATAGCGTCACAAAACCGAGCCGATTTAGGGTCAGCGTATGAGTGTTTGCTTGGGTAAACCAAAACCTCTGTCCTGCCGCCGTCAGCGATCATGTCTATCCAGTCCCACCCAACGCCAGTGTTGAGGCCAACGCCGTCACCACAGAGGCCAAAGTAGGTGCGCTTTTGAAAGTCCTGAAGCATCTTGAGGCCATCCGCCTGACTTGGCGCCCAAAAACAGGGGAACTTGCCCTGCCCTGTGGCACTGAAATAGCCGCCGTACTGCGGTGAACCCGGAATGAAATTGCTGTATTTCCTGATCTTCCAATAAATGGCAACGCTGTTCGAAAACTCCTCATCAATCGGGCCGTCAAAATTTGTACCCCAGTTCACTACAGGCTCACCCGCCTCCTTGCCATAGAAGTCAGTTAGCTTGATGGGGGGTGAAGAGGGAACTCCGCTTACCGCTCCAAGATAGTCGGTCAGGTTGTCTCCCTTATTGAACTCGGTCTTTATCTGGCTGAGCATGATTGTGCCGCTCGGCGGTAGCTTCCTATCCTCCCAAGGGCTGGGTATAGAGTTCACTTTTTAAGCTCCTCAACCTCGGCCCTAAGCTGTTGGATCTCAGCAAGCAGATAGGGGATCATGCCTATGTACGACACGCCCTTGTGTCCATCCTTGTCAATCTGATGGACAAGATGCTCCAAGCCGGGAACCTTCTCTACCTCCTGAGCGATAAACCCAGATGACTTTCTATCTGTCTCATTCCACTCAAAGTCCACGCCCTGAAGCTGGGTGATAACTCCAGCTTTTACAGGCTCCACGTTCTTTTTCAGGCGCTCATCAGAGGTAGCGATACAGTCAGTGCCAGTAATCGTGCCATCGACAGAGAAGTTGCCGGTGTATGACCCCTTCATGGCTATCTGATCGTTGTTAATGGATATACCGTTCCCTGCCGTATAGGTGGGTCCGCCGCCAGAAATAGGCTGACCGTTGATCGTGAAACCCTGAGCGTCTACGGTCCCTTGAACGGAGATCTTTTTGTCTTTTGGCTGGATATAGAGGCTATCGTTGGTGTGGCTGAAAGTAGAGCTTTCGGCGCCTATGTTGGCAGTAAAAAACGCGCCAGTGCTTGCCTTGTTGGTTGTCAGGGTATTAGATGACAGGCTCCCGCTGTAAACGCCAGTCTCAGCGTCCACGTCCCTTAGGTAGGCCTTGTTAAATCGCGTTGTGGACCGGCCTAAATTTAGGCCCTCGCCAGTCGTTATACTGCCATCGCCCGTTGTCCCGAGAACCATCGGGGTGCCGTTTTGGTTGGTGCTAAAGTGCAGTCCACATTGGCTGGCCGCATAGATGGTATTGGTGTCGCCGATCTTGAAGCGCCTAGCCTTCAACTCCTGAGTGAAGTTCTTTTGGCCGGCAACGTTCTGGTTGGTGCTTAAATCAACATAGTCGGCAAGGTTGCCCTTGGCATACCCAGCGTCAGCGTGATTGCCCCAGTTATAGGCGGCATCCCAGTTCTGAATTTGATCGTTGCTGATTCTCGAATCTTCGGCGTTGATGTTTGTAAGCCTAGAGCCGTCACCCTCAAAAAACTCCGCGGTAAAGGTGCCGGGATATGTCCCGTCCATCTTGATCTCGCCGGTAGTATTGTTGATATCAATACCGTCACCAGCGATGTATGTGCCACCTCCACCAGAGCCGCCGGGGAGGTTGGTCAACCCAGAGCCGTCACCAACAAACTTAGTCGCATAGACAGTGCCGCCAAAGTATCCATCCCTCCAGCTTCTAGAGGCTGAGCCTATGTCGTAGGCGTTGTGCGCGAGGTCGCCCGTTGCGCCATCCCCCGTGACAGGGACAAGGCCACTGGCTACCATTCTTAAACCGCACATGCCGTTCTTGAACATGAAGCCAGTGACGCCATTAATCTGCACGTCGTCTGAGTTGGTGGCGCCGATGCGGACACTGTTTGCAAAGTACGCGGCCTTAAATCGCGTGTCGGCTGTCCCCAGATTTACCTTGTCGTGGGCGCCCGTGCCAGTGTTGTCTGTCGGGCGGATCTTAGCGGACTCAAGGCTAAGACCCACCATAGCGTCAGCGGTGCGATACCACTTGCCACCCTTCATTACGGACTCACTGTTTAAGCCCATTGCCGTGGTCAGACCGGAAACGGTGGCCATCTCATCCTTAAAATAGGAGGTGCCGTTTACCTGAAGAATCGCGGTAGTTGGGTTAACGGCACGGGCGTCCATGTTCTCAACAAGGTCTGCACCCTCCTCAAGCTGGCCGGTACGCTCAAGTGCCTCAAAGTACTCGACCATCATACTGCCGGGGGTGCCGCCAATACCTGTGCGGCCGTCCTTATCAACCGTCACCTTGCGGGAGCCATCGCCAGCAACCAGATGGACAGAGCCGGTGTTTTCAGCGCCAACTTCCATATCCCCGTTGGCGCCGTTTACTAACTTACCAAGAGCGCCCTGCTGTACAAGCCTGACGGGGTGCGTGGTTGCTGGGTCTTGCGCCCTGATCTCACCAGTGGACTGCAGGACTCCAGAGAAGTAACCGTTCAGGAACGTGTAATTGGTTGTGCCAAGACTGGCGGCACCGTCAGCAAGATTCCCAGTCTCGTCAATCGGGGACACGTTTTTCCTGACCAGTATGCCGCCTGCAGACTCATCGGTGCGGAATATCGCGCCGTTGGGCTTTAGGTGCGTTTCTGCGTCGGTGTTTCTGTTCCCCAGCTTCAGGGCTGTGTTAGACCCGCCTGCAACCTCGATGGTCAAATTCCCGCCCATAAAGCAGGTGCTGTTTTTGTTGACCAAGAGGGTGCCAGTGGCCTCCCAGTCCGAGTTATTCCATCTAAGCGTCTGACCCGCCTCGGTTCCCGGCTGAACACCAACCCCTTCACCTAGCTGGTCAGTAAGCTCGTGTACCTCTCCGTCCTGTAGCTTAGAGAACAGACGGCCATCAACAACATCAAGGGCCAGTTCTGCTTCTTGAAGATCGTCGGGGGATGGAACGCCAGCCCCCTTTTTGAGGATTATTGTGTTCGCCATGACTTATCCCTTAAGCGTAAGTTCCGCCATCAATTTCAGCGTCAACATCCATCTTTGTTAGAAATTGCGCCTGCAGATCATCCTGATTGCCAATGTCGCCATTGATGGTTCCCCACACAGTGGTTTCAGTAGCAAAGTGGAAAAGCAACCAGTGAGTTGCGTCAGCTACAAGCCAGTCGCCAACTAGCGCCTCCTCGCCATCAGCCCTGGCAGGACTTCCTGTGTTTGCAAGCGTTCCAGGCGCATCAACAATAAAGTAGTAACCGGCATAATCAGCACCAAGATACTGGTTTAGCGCAGTGTCCTCTTTAAAGCCGGCACTTGCGGCCTCTGATCTAACCCCGGTAATTAAGTTAGTGGCCGCCGAATAACTTCCTGCAAGGACAAGGCCCGTTAAATCACCATTAAGCGCATCTTGAAGGTCTGCAATGTCAGATTCGTTTTGCCCAACACGACCACCAAGGTCTGCAATCTCGTCTGCATTTGCAGAAATATTGATGACGTTCTTGCCAATCTGCTCGGCATTGTCAGCGATTTCTCCAGCATTTTTGAGAATGTCTGCCTTTATTTTTGCAAGGTCTGTGTCAACAGTCTTTTGCCACGACTCAAGAGCGTCAATAGCATCAGCATTTGCCTTTACCTGATTGGCAAGAGTTTCAAGATCTACATACTCAGGGATATTGCCGTCAATGATGATCTGAATGGAATCAGGAACGTCAACAATGTTGTCCCAATTAACCGTGCCACCGGCCATTTCAACAATGTCTGAGCCATTGGTTGAGGTGTAAATGATCTTATGGGTAAGGTCTAAGGCAACCTCAGCAACTTTGAGTGAGCCGTTAGCTGGTTGCCCAGATCCGTACTTCAGCTTAATAATATTTGCCATGTTTCTTACTCCTAATAAGTCCCGCCGAATATCACGGACTTGTTGTCTAGGTAATTGGCCTTGGAGTGATCTCCCCAGCCATGCGCCTCATTCCAGCGATCAATGTCTTCCTGTGTTACAGGCACACCGTCTAGCTGAATTGCCGTCCATCCACCATTTTGCCTTGCATAAACCGCACCATCTAAAGGCGCTTCCTCTACGATTGCATCAAGGCCCTCGCCATCTGGGTCTAAAATATGCTCAACACTGTTTAAGGCTCTCTCAATGGCCTCAAACTCAACATCAAAAGTCTCGCCCTTTATGACTTTTTCAGGGTGACTAGCAGGGAGCGTGTCCCTGTAACTAAAGTTGTTTGGCTTGTATAGGCTCATTTCGCCTCCAATAAAATGGCCCTCCCGAAAGAGGGCCGTCAGTTTTACGCCGCAACCCAGATAACAACGCCGTTCTCTGGACGGTAGCAGTCTTCACCGTACAGAGTGTCAGCAGTCATCAGGTCAGCAAGGTACTCCTGCTTGTACTGAGTCTGTGTACGCACACCCATCTGCTCAGCAATTACCAGAGCGTCAGTGTGGAACAACAGGCAGGGCTTCTCGCCAGCGGTGTTAGCAGTCAGGTTGGTAGAGACATATACGTCTACGCCGTATAGCTCACCAATCTTGCCGTTAACAACTCCACGACCATTAACAAAGTCGCTAGATACATAGCGATCAATGCCCATGATGTGATTACGTGCCGCAGGTGGGATTACCAGCTTACGGTTGTCCATAGGCACATCAGCGTCATCCAAGATCTGGATAGCATCTCGGAAGGTTTGGTCGTTAAAGTCTGCCGCCGATCCTTCTACAGCAGGAACAACAAGCCCACCCTCAGTTGAGTGACCTTGAATGGTCCAGCAGTCCAGAGCAGAGCCAATCAGGTCAGAATCAACCTGACGAGCCAGTGCATAGCCTGCATCCTGAGTGTAGAACTTACGCATAGAAGACAGCGCCTGTACTGAGGTAATGTCCTCAATCAAACGGCTGTACTCCCAGTGCTGGTCGATCAAGATCTGCTTGTTACCAGACTTGTCAGCAACCAGAGTTACCTGAGTTTCTTCTACCTTGGCGTTTGCTTCACCACGAACAGGCATAGGGATGTTGATAGTGTCACCCTTTTTGCCTGCCATCTTCATAGACTTAACCAATGGCTTCATTACGAGAGACTTCTCGTATTCAGCAATGATCTCGTCTGACCACAACTTCGGAATGAAAGTTGCGTGGTTGGTGTTGTTTATCGAGCTACCACTAGCCCATGCTTCATCTAAAGCCATTTTTGGCCTCCTTTTAGGATTAAATTGCTAACTAATCGCGAACTC